GCAAATTTAATTTTACCATGTTAAAAGGTACAGAAACCATAACTAGAACATATTACGAGGAACATGGCACGAACACTAACGACAGCAGTAAAAAACGAGTTATTAACAGGTCAGATTAGACCAATTCATTTAGTTACAATAGGATTTTCAACACCTGTAAATATAACTGATAATGCTTTTGATCTTACTTCATCAGTATCAGGGTCAAGTGTAACTTACTCATCTTCAGCTTTTTTAGTAGGTGCTTCTTCTTTTGAAGAACAAACTGACATATCAAAAACTACAATAAGTTTATCTTTGTCAGGAGTTGATACATCTTTTATCTCTGTTGTTTTAGGAGAGAATATTGTTAATGACACAGTAACTATTTATAGAGGATTGTTAGATTCATCTAACAGTATAATTGCTGACCCAATATTATTGTATCAGGGAAATATAGACACTTTTGAAGTAACAGAAACAGAAACTCAATCCAATGTTAAATTAATTGTTGTTTCTCATTGGGCAGACTTCGATAAAAAGTCAGGAAGAAAAACAAACAATTCATCACAACAAAGATTTTTTAGTGCAGATGTAGGTATGGATTTTTCAAGTCAAACTGTATTGGATTTAAAATGGGGGAGAGAATAATGATAAGACAATGGGAAAAAAAAGACTTAGATCAAATTATAGAATTAGGAACTTTAATGTGGAAAGAGGGTGCTTATAACTACCTTTCTTTTGATGAAAGAAAAACAAGAGATACAATAAATTACTTAATGGATAATCCTTTTATAGGTATGGGTTGGGTAGCAGAAAAAGATAATAAAATAATTGGTGGAATAATAGTACATCTAACAAAATTTTTTTTTAGTGAAGAAATGACTTGTAGTGATTTGGCATTGTATATAGACCCAAAAGAAAGAGCAAGTTTGAGAATACCAATAAAGCTTATTAGGAAAGCTGAAGAATGGGCTAAAATAAAAGGTGCTAAAGAATTTTGCCCAGCAAGTAGTGTTCGTATTAAAAGTGAGTCAGTTGCAAAACTTTATGAGTTTTTAAAATATGATAAAGTAGGTCATTTATTTAAGAAAAGGTTATAATTATGTGTGATGTTGGTGGTGCATTAGATAAAGGAGCAAAATTTATAGGACAAGCATTTAATGTTTTAGGTGGTGCATTTAATCCTTATGTTACTCTCGGTATCTTTGCGATTGGTTGGTTATTTTCAAGATCAATGAAACCTGATGTACCTGATTTTGGTACAAATGATTTTGAAGAAACTGAAAGAGGTATTTTATTAAATAAACAATCTAACAATGCTTGTATTCCTGTAATTTATGGAGAAAGATTAGTAGGTGGAACAAGAGTATTTATAGAAACTTCAGGAACAGATAACACCTATCTGTATGTTGCTTTAGTTCTTGCAGAGGGAGAGGTAAATTCAATAGAAGAATTAAAAGTTGATGACAAGGTAGTTACATTAACAGGAGCATTAACTCATGGAACAGTAAGAGAAGTAGCAAGTTCAGATAGTAATTTTTATAAAGCTGACCCAAATGTTGAGGGGTCATCAGCAGAAAGTACAATTCAAATTCAAGCATTTTTAGGAAAAGACGATCAAGTAGCATCAAGTGTTTTAACACCTTTATCATCTTGGGGAAGTAATCACAGATTAAGAGGGATTTGTTATTTAGCGATGAGGTTTAAATGGAATCAAGATGTGTTTGGTGGAATACCTGTAGTACAAGCTAAAGTAAAAGGAAAAAAAATTGTAAGTTATAATTCAAGTTTAGTTGCACAAACTCCAGCTTTCTCAACTAATCCAGCATTTTGTTTATTAGATTATTTAACAAATGAAAGATATGGAAAAGGTATTGCTACAACAAGTTTAGACTTACAAAGTTTTTATGATGCTTCAGTAATTTGTGAAACACAAGTAACACCATATTCAAGTGCTAGTGATATAAATATATTTGATTGTAATGCTGTAATTGATACGTCAAAAAAAGTTATAGATAATGTTAGAGATATAATAAAAGGTATGAGGGGTTATCTTCCATATGTTCAAGGTAAATATAAATTAGTTATTGAAACAACAGGCACAGCTTCAGTATCACTTACAGAAGATGATATTATTGGTGGATATTCTTTAGCATCTCCAACAAAAAATTCTAAATTTAATAGAGTAATAGTTTCTTTTATTGACCCTGATCGAAATTATCAAGTTAATGAAGCACAGTTTCCACCTATTGATGACTCAGGATTAGCAAGTGCAGATCAACACGCAACAATGAAAACAGCAGATGGTGGATTTCTTTTGGAAAATCGGCAAGATTTTAAAACAATAACTTCATTTTATCAAGCAGAAGAAATGGCAGAAATTATTTTAAGACGAAGCAGAGAATCTTTGGGTTTAAGTATTAACTGTGGATTTAAAGCTTATGAATTACATATTGGAGAAATAGTTAATGTAACTTTATCATCACTTGGATTTACAAATAAAGCTTTTAGAGTTTTATCAATGACATTTAATGAAGATTTTACAATAAATTTACAATTAGTAGAATATCAAGCATCACATTATACATGGGCAACTAAACAACAAGTTTCAAGTACACCATCAACTAATTTACCAAGCCCATTTACTATTCAACCACCAGCAAGTGTAACACTATCTGACACTTTAGTAGAATATAATGATGGAACTGTCATTGTAGCTTTAGATATAACTATTGGAGCATCTACAGACAAATTTATAGATTATTACCAAGTTGAATATAAGTTAAGTTCAGATTCTAATTTTATTATATACTCACAAGGGTCAGGATTAAATCATAGGGTTTTAAATGTAATTGACCAAGAAACTTATGACGTTAGGGTTAAGGCAGTCAACCATTTTGACGTTTCGTCATCTTATGTTTCAGCACAAAGAAAAATCGTTGGTGCTATTGAGCCACCATCAGATGTTACAGATTTTTCTTGTAATATTACAGGTCAAGATGCACATTTATCTTGGACAGCAATTAGTGATTTAGATTTAGCTTATTATCAAATTAGGTTTTCTGATAAAACAGATGGAACAGGAGAATGGTTAAACTCTGTTAATTTAGTTACTAAAGTTTCAAGACCAGCAACATCAGTGACAGTACCAGCTAGGGCTGGAACTTACCTGATAAAAGCTGTCGACAAGCTTGGAAATTTTAGCAGTAATGCCACCGCCATAGTTTCTAATGTTACAAGTGCAGAAAATTTTAACAATATTACAACTGTTAGCGAACATCCTAATTTTTCAGGTACAAAAACAAATGTTTCAATATCTGACGATTCACTTATTCTAAATTCAAGCGAATTATTTGATTCTGCTTCAGGTTTATTTGATGCTAATACAACAAGATTCTTTGACTCAGGTGTAGCAAATGCAGACTTTTTAGCTTCAGGTAATTATGAGTTTGCTAATGTAATTGATATAGGAGCAAAACATACTGTGAGAGTTACAGCTTCACTTACACAATCAGCAAGAAACCCTGATGATTTATTTGATAATAAGTCAGGTAATTTTGATGATGCTAAGTCTAATTTTGATGGAGATACACCAGCTAATTGTGATGCACATTTAGAAATCGCAACTAGCGATGACAATTCTACATACACATCTTTTCAAAATTTTGTTATTGGAAATTATACAGCAAGATACTTAAAATTTAGAATTGTAATGACTTCAACAGATTTAGCTTCAACACCTGTAATTCAAGAGGTAACTGTAACTGTAGATATGGTTGATAGAATATTTAGTGGTAATGACATTTCTTCAGGAGTAGGCACAAAAACAGTTTCATTTACTAATCCATTTAAAACTACATCTTATGCTGTTGGTATTACAATGGAAGATGCAAACACAGGAGATTTCTTTACAGTTTCAAACAAAACTGTTAATAGTTTTGACGTTTTATTTAAAAATTCAAGTGGCTCAAATATTTCAAGAACTTTTGATTTTATTGCAAAGGGCTTTTAAAAGGAGTATAAGAAATTATGGCACAACATGACATGAATATTGCGAATCAGAGTTTTCCTGATTTTAGGACAGATTTAAACAACTCATTATCTGCGATTAACTCTATGCACTCAGGCACTTCAAGACCAAGTGGTGCTGTTGCTGGTACAATGTGGCTAGATACTACGTCAGCTTCAA